AAATTACGATTACCAGTATTTTTTATATCACGATGTTGATAGGTACAACCAGGAACATCAATATCTGGTGGCTTTGCTATTTGTAAATAGTGTGGATTGTAAGGCTCTGGTACGTCTGGAACATATATCTCAGGAATATAAATATCAGGTATATCAATCGAAGGCATCTCTTTTTTTCCATACCTCTACCTCAGAAAAGCATTTAGGGCAAGATAAATTAGTCATCACAGAAAACTCAGGATAGCCACTCATATCCTCTTCAATATCAATATCTCCACCTGTAATTAGCTCTGTATCGCACCAATAACATTTCATTTGATAATTGGCATTGATGGACCTGTCATTTTAGGTAAACCATTATCTAATATTTTTGGCATCATACCTTGTACATTACCAAGAATTTCATTCATAACTCGGCTTTTGAAGTTTTCAGATGTTAAATACTTGTAACCAAAGTAAGCTCCACCACTCATTGAAGCTACCATTACGAATGAGATGATACTCAAAACATTAGCGATTTTTTGAAACATGATTAAAGAGGCATTAATTAAGGCTTTAGCACCTATTTCTTTGATGGTGCTTTTTCTGATTCTTGGCCTAGCTCCACTATACCTGTTGGCTGGTCTGATGACTCGTTCTTTTTCAACAACATCTCACCAAACTGAATACCGCCCGATAAAGCCTTAATATTTGCATTTGCTTCATCAAGTACTTTTTGTGCATGATCTCTTGTTTTTATCTGTTTATCTAGTTCTTCTTTCCATTCAAGAATCTGCTTTTCAGTAATAGCTTGCATAATGTTTTCTTTTTATTGTATCAATTTTTAAAATTTAAACAATTTCTGTCAAATTCATCTTGTATTTTTTACCATTTCTATTATTTAACATATAAACCGTATCTTCTCCTTCTTGTAATGTCCAATCTCCCCAAGTACCGTCTACTTTATTAGGATTTTCTACTGAGTTTGCAAAGTGCATATCGTTAACGTATAAGTTAGCCCATCTATTTGAAGAACTACCTAAATTATAAGTATTATTTGTAGATGGAATAAAATTTCCACTTCCATCTATTTGTGCTCTATTAGTACTACCTTCTCTAAATACTATTCCGTTTCCTCCACCAACTATATAAAGATAATCAGAATATCTTTGTATCTTAGAATGATTACCTGTCCAACTACTACCATTTGTAAAAGAAATATCACTATTAGCAGCAATAGTAGCTGCACCAGCACCGCCATTAAAAGTAATATCACCGCTTGCCGTATCTGCTGCGTCTGATCTAAGTAAACTAGATCCTTGTATCCCGTCTACAGTATCAGCATCTAGTCCAGTACCAGAACCATCATTACCAGAGTGCCAGACGGTAGATATAGTTCCATCATGTACAAATTTTAATCCATTTCCACCAGCACCAATATAGACTTGTTCACCAGATTCTGAGTTAACAAAATAAAAGTTTCCATTGCTATTCCATTGTATGTAAGCCTTATTTGTGTTTCCTTCTCTAAATTGTATATATGGGTTACTAGAACCAGATAATCTTATTTTTTCATCTGACCCAGAATGGCTGAAAAAGCCTATTCCTCCAAAAGTTGTATTACCACCTAAAGAGGTATTACCATCAGACCCAAAATTAAAACCTAATCGACTACTGTTGTCAGTATCAACAATTTTAAAAGAGTTTCCGTTAACTTGTATTGCAAAATCATTTCCATTTGAAGAAGAGTTATCCTCAAAATTAATGGCTGGAACAGAATGAGTAATGGTCATTGCACCATCATTCACATTTAAATTTCCTGAGATATTAGCTCCAACCGCAGATGTTTCAATACGCTTTGTGTTGTCGTGATATAGCTCAACTGCTCCGTTACCAATTACTTTAATTCCATCTTCTCCACCTTGAGGTTGTAAGAAGATATTATCATTAGCTCGTACATAAATATCTTCTCCACTTCCATTAGCTCTAAGGTATAAATTACCAGTACCATCATGATCTACAAAAGAATTACTTCCATCGTGATAAATTTGCAAATCTTGACCAGCACCAAAATATGCTTTAGAACCATCAGTATTTATAAAAAGATTTCCGCTTCCATTTATACCAAAATTTCCGTTAACGGCGACTCCTGTATTAGTAGTTTCAAGTTTTTTACTGTTATCGTAATATAGCTCTACAGCCCCATTTCCGATAAATTTAGCAAGACTTTCTCCTCCTCCTGGAGCATTTTCAAAAGCAATAGTGCTTGATCTAACGACTAAATTTCCAGTACCAGCGTCATCAATGAAGGAATTTGATCCATCGTGATAAAGCCTTAAATCTCCAGCATTTCCGAGTTTTATTCTGTTATTATCATCACTCGAACTATCGTTCATAGTAAGAACTTTGTTATTACAATCCAAGTTCCCACCTAACTGCGGAGAGCTATCTTCAACAATATTTGCTAATTTACCGCTTACTGTTGAACTTAAAGCTGCAATGTCTACCCCATCAACTGTTCCTGATACCGCAATATTCCCTGTTACATCTAATTTTTCTGATGGCGAAGTATTTGCAATTCCCACGTTTCCATTGGAAAGAATCCTCATTCCTTCAGAAGTGCCATTGGTATAAAATCTTAAAGAATGAGAAGCTAAAACAGCTTGAGCACCACCATTACCATAATTTCCATCTAGCGATATAGTTTCAGAATTTCTTGTTAAAACAAGCCCTGTTACACTTGCAGTACCAGTAATAACTCCTGTTACATCAAGCCCTGCACCAACATCTAAGTTTTGATTGATAGTAATATCACCATTAGAATGTAATGAAAATCTATTAGCAAAACTATTTGTAACATCTTGGATTTGAAAAATACCAGCATCTACATTAATTCTGAAATCAGAATTATTATTAGTATCAGTAAAAATTAATCTTGGTGCTGTACCACTAATTGTTAGATTTCCAGTTAACGTACCACCAGCTAGAGGTAACTTAGTTGCTATTGAGTTGGTGACAGTTGTTGAGAAGTTAGCATCATCACCTAAAGCTGCTGCAAGTTCATTCAGTGTATTTAACGTACCAGGTGCAGAGTCTACTAGGTTTGATATTGCTGTGTCTGTGTATGCGGTTGTAGCAATTTTTGTAGAATTATCCCCTGCTGATTGGGTCGTTGCTGTAACTCCGTTTAAAATTGCTCCATTACTGGTTGATATACTGTTTTTTGCTGCCTGTAAACCAGCTACGTCTATACCATCAACTGTTCCAGTAACAGTGATATTACCTGTAACATCAAGACCAGCAGCAACGTCTAAGTTTTGTGCAATTACAACAGTTCCATCAGAGGCTATATGAAATCTACTTGCACTAGCGGTATCGTCAAAAATTCTAAAAAATCCATTTGCATTATAAATACTAAAATCAGAATTATTATTAGTGTCATTTAATTTAATTCGAGGAAAACCACTGTTAATATTTAAATCTCCACTGGTAACATCTACAGTTCCTGTTACGTCAATACCAGCACCAACGTCTAGGTTATTTGCTATTGTTGCTTGTCCATTATGATTTATTGACCATAAAACAGTTTGATCTGATTTTTTCTCTATAGCTAAAGTATTTGGAGTGTCTCTCCAAACAAAATCTAAACCGACTCCACTTTCAGCAGAATCATTAAACCTTAAAAAGTTTGGTCCAGAACCAGTAAAATTTATCTCTGGACTTGTATTTGAGTTTGATAGTGTAAGCGTTCCACTTGTAGATATATTTTGACTACCAAATGCAGGGGAAATCTTTGTGCCAGCTATCGCTGCGTTAGAAGCTACTTTTGCGTTATTTATAACTCCATTATCAATAGTAAAAGTTGCACCAGAGCTAGATACTGTAATATCTCCTTTGTCTCCATCGCTTATCCCACCACCTGATAACTTGGCTACTGAATTATCATCTTTCTTTAAAAATATTTCGCCTGTATCGGTTCTTACGGCTGGTTCGCCTACAACTAAATCACTAGCACTTGGATCACTACCAGAACCTCTTTTTAATTTGATTGTGTTTGCCATTCCTTGATCCTCCTAATGATTAGTTTTTAGTAGCTACCCCCATCTATATCGAAACCTGATACACTTCCATTTTCAAGAAATGTAACAAGGTCAGATAATGCTACTTGTTTCATTACTCCTGCATCATTCATAACCATACGATCTGCAAGTGCCAGAGTAGTAGATGTTGCAGATGTGTCTCCATCTAAAATATTTAATTCAGTAGTTGTTGAAGTAACTCCATCTAAAATATTTAACTCTGCTGTTGTTGATGTGACCCCATCTAGAATATTTAACTCAGAAGTTGTAACAGTTGCTCCATCTAATATCTCAACTTCTGTAGAGGTCAAAGCTGCTAATGCAGCAGAAGCTCCTGATTGACAACCAGATAAATTATCTAAATCAGCGTCATAAGCCTGTACCTGACTTCCTATCGCAACTCCAAGACTAGCTCTAGCAGTAGAGCCTGACTCTATAACAAAATTAGAACCATTACCTACGATAAAACCACTGTCAGAAGGTGTAAGACCAGCTACATCAGCTAACTGTGCATCAAAAGCCTGTACATCTGATCCAATCGCAACACCCAATGCTGTTCTTGCTGCACTTGCACTTGTAGCACCCGTTCCACCGTCAGAAATTGCTAAAGTGCCTGTTATTGAACTAGCAGAAAGATCAACAGCTAATTCTGTAGATTCGATAACAACTCCACCATTTGATTTAAGATCAAGTGAAAGTGTATTACCAGATTTATCTAATCCATCACCAGCAATTATTTGTCCAGCACCAGAAAACTGTGCAAACGTAAGATTATTAGTTCCAACAACAGCAGATCCTTTATTAGAAGTACAAACAAATCCATTTTCTGCGTTTACTGTACCTTGTTCTACAAAAACAAAAGCACCAGCAGCATCAGCACCAGTAGTTAAATCATCAACTCTAGTAGGTGCTCCAGAAGCATTGACTTTATAAATACCATTTTCTGTTGCAGTATTTTGGTCTTTAAGCAGGATTCTATCGTTAGTTGACAATGAAACACCATCTATAGTTTGACCATTAGCAAAAGCAGAAGATAAAGTTCCATTTGCTGTAGTTGTTGCCTTTACTGAATCTTTTACATCTAATCCTTGTGCAACTCCATCTACATATCCTTTATTTGCAGCATCGGCATCAGCAGTTGGATCTGCTAATCCTGTAATCTTTTGACTATTAAAACCAACCGCACCTGTTGGGGCTGTCATCTGATCTAGTCTTGAAGTTCTTACTTGTGTATCGAAATCAGACACCTTCGCTGAAGTTAGCGTTGGAATATCTGCGACTACAAGTGACCTAAATGTAGGTGCAGCAGCACTCCCAGTTGTAGGGCCAGCTAAAATAATATTTGCGTTTCTTACTGTTGCTTTATCAAAAAATGCTCCCTTACCACCAATAGGAATAATGCTTGTAGCCGAACCTCCCGCACCCCCTGTGCCCGTACCATAGATTAAAACCTCATCGCCTTCTCTAAAAGCGACTTCGGCATTAGCCATAGATCCTGGGTTTGACGATCCAGTTGATCTTTTAATTCTAATTGTGTTAGCCATCAGAAATTCCCTCCATCGACCAGGTTTTCGACAGTGCGAGTTGCATCTGCTTTAAATGTACCACTTGTTGAGTCAAAATACACTACTGAATTATTGACTTTACTAGAATCGTCTAAAGTAGTTCCAGTTGTGGCAAATGCTGGACCTTGTGGACCTTGAGTTGTAATTTCAACTGTAGTAACGTCTGAGACTTGTGAGACAACTACTTGATTAGGATTGCTCATGCTGTGTATCCTTCACTTACAAATAGTTTACCTTCTAAATAATAGTTTTTGTTACCACCTGGTTCTGTTAATAATACGTCATAAAACAAAATACTTGGAGTGAAAGTTGCAGTATCAGTATCAGACAAAGAAATATCAATAATTCCTCCTGATCTATTAGTATAAGCAACTGTCCAATCTGCATACTTTGTGGATCGTGACTCATCATAAACCTGTGCAGCCACAGTATATCCAGTTAAATCTATAGCTGATCCACTGGAATCCTTAAAGGTCAATCTAATAGGAAAATCTGCCCGTCTATCAACAGTAAAATTCTTTTTTCCTGGAATGATCGCCATGTCTAGCTAGGTTTAGGATAATCAGATTTAACTTTGGCAATAGCATCTTTCCATGTTGTCGTTCCATTCACTTGATCCCAATATTGCATATCAAGCTGATCTGTAAAATTTGGATAAGCATTTTGTCTTAAATCTCTGTATTGATCTTCTGCTTTATATGCTTCCCAAGCAGCATTGATTTCGTCATCAGTTGGTTGAGAATCTGGATTGTCACTATCCCATTCTGTTATGAAATGTGGTGGAATATTGCTATTTAGTCTAAAACAATTTCTATTTAAACCTAATTTTTCAATAGCTAAATAAACGTCAACTTCAGAATTAATTGCCATTTTTATGCCTCCTTAAAAATATCAACTTTTGTATAAAGCTGACTTTGTGACGGACTAGCACCTAAAGTTCCATTTCCTCTACCCATTCCAACACCTGATCTACTTGTATCACATTGATGTCTTACCTCAAATGCTTTTGCACCACTAATAGTTACTCTTACACACCCATAACTTGTATCTGAGGTAGCTGTATTTGACCATGTATGAGAGTTATAGCCACCACTGTTAGAAACGTATGCACCATCAGTTACGTTATACAAAACAGTTTGATGATCGTCTACTGTATAGGCTGGTGCAGAATAATGAATTTGATAAGTTCCAGCTTGTAGTGTAAATCTATTACTAGAAACACTTACTATTCCATCGGGATCAGCTACTACAGTATTAAGGGTTCTTGTTCTCCAAGCTCCACTGGAAAATGTACCATTACCACCACTTCCTCTATCAGCAACTATAGCGTGAGCAGCAAAAATTCCTGCTGCTGGTGCGGTAGTAACAGAAGTACCATCTCCAAAGAAAATAGTCATTAATCAACCTCCTGTAAGACAAACTTAAATTTTTTGCCTGTTCTGTTGTTTAGCAAGAAAAGATCTTCATGTCCTTCCTGTATAGTATAGCTCCCCCAAGTCATGTCAACGTCATTTTGCTTGCCTTCGTTAGATAAATCTAAATCGTTTACATATAAATTAGCCCATCTTTTAGAACTAGACCCTAAATCAAAAGTATTATTAGTTGTCGGAATTAATGATCGTAGTGTTGTTAAATTCTGTGCTCCTAGCTGAGTAAGCAAGGATGTAGATGTTATTAAAGTTCCTGTCTCATCTGGTAAAGTAATTGTTTTATTTGAAGCTACTGTTGAAGGTGCTTTGACTCCAACATAATTACTACTATCTGCATCACCAAATCTAATTTCATTTTGTGCATTTAGAGTTATACCATTTGCATCAAAAGTCATCTGTTCCGTGCCACTGGAACTGAATCCCATGATATTTGCAGATTTTCTGAATAATCCTAAATCTGTATCTGTATCGAAACTTAATGCAGGAGAAGAAGCACTACTAGAATCATCAATTAAAAGTTGACCTGTCATAGTACCACCAGATTTAGAAAGTAGTCCTAAATTAGCTTCATTAATATTTCCTATTTCAGTAAAAGCACCATTAGATGAGTTTCTTATTTTTAAAATATTAGTTGTTGTATTAAGAAAAGGCATACCAGCTACACATTGACTTGTAGCCAAATCAGATGATTTTGAATTACTTGATTGGATCGCAGCAAAAACATTATTGAGGTCAGTTCTCACATTCGCCCCAGAAGCATTTTCGATTGTGTAATTTGTAACGTCAGCCACAGTTAAATACTATTTTCCTCCATGTTACCCTCCTTTGCCGAAACCAACAGCACTGTAGGTAAAGTTCCTGTTAATACTAGCATTACTTGAGTTTTTAAAGTGAACTGTAAAGCCAGTTCCAGATATACTACTAAGTTCAAAATAATCACCTGATGCCATATTTTGCGGAGAAATATTAACAGAAGGTAAGAAGTTATTTAGATTGCCAAGTGCAGACGTTCCAACAAAAAATGGTGCTGTAAATGTAACTGCTTTTGCTCCTGCTCCAGACGCTATAACAGATGATTGTTCAGTTCTAGATGGCATTGTTGCCGTATATCCTGCTTGTTGTAAATTCATATTCTGTGCTGTATCTGTGGTATCCAAAGTAATTCTGAATTGAAATCCTCTGCCTTTAAATGTTCCATTAGCAAAGTCATTGAAATCTGTGTAAGAACTCATATCAGTAGAAGTTCGCACTGCTATTTTTGCGTTAGATTCATTAGCAACTGTTCCATCAAAATCTGTCCAAGTATCTATATTTTCTGTTCTATTATCGAATTGATCTCCAACATAAAAACCAACTCCTTGAAAATGTCTTTTTAAAGTAAGAGAAAATGTAGCTCCAAGATCAAGAGTATCTACAAAATCATAAGTACCTGTTGAATTAGTAACTGGATTTGTAAGTTTTAATCCACCTAAACTAGAGTCGTACACAACATTCGATTTAGTTCCGTTATATGGTGTTCCGTCAGTATCCTCTCTATCAGTTTTAACAACAATAGAATCAAGAATATCAACAAGAGAAAGATTTACACTGGCTGCTGTAGCACTAAACCTACCACCATCATCTTGAAATTTAAGGAGATATGTTCCAGCTAAAGCAGGAGCTATAACTTCAGTAGCATTACCAGCTACAGCTTCAATTACATCTTGAGCAGCTTGAAACGAAGCAGCACCTCCAGTTTGATTAGTATGCCTTACATAAACCCGACCTCCGTGTAAAACATCAACAGAAACAGATTGCGTAAATCTTAGTCTTACAAATTGTTCATTAATAGGTTCTATAGTTAGTCCAGATACGTTTTCTGGTATTCCAGTTTTACCTAATGCAGTAAATTGTGTTTCGGTTGCATTAGAAGAAAGAACTAATGCAGCATTGTAGGAAAATACTTGAATAGTATAAGTTCCTTTTACTGTGTCTAAAATTTCAAAATCACTACTGAATACTACTTCAGATATATAGTTACCATTTTCAAGTTTGTAGTTAACTAAATACTGAGTAACACCTTGAACTGGTTGCCAATCAATAATTAATTTACTTCTAGCAATACTATTTATTACAACTGTTTTTTCTGTAACTGTTAAAGCACTCGGAGGAGATGCTGGTTGATTTAATAAAGATATTGTTCTGGTAGGTAAAGAAACACCATTTTCTATAAAGGCATATTTACCCTCAACATAAGATAAAGCTGTAATAACATAATTAACATCATCTTGTTCTTCTACTTGAATTACTCTAAATAATTGAGTTTGTAAAGATGTACTGGATATTAGATAAGGAGAGTTTACATTTGGTGCGGAAGAAAAAGCAGAATCAACAGTTAAAACTGCTCCTGCAATCGCAGTAATAGTCTTAGACTCTACTGATCCATCGGGTAAGATTACGCTTATTGTTGGATTGTCACCTAATGCAGGTAAAGTTGTTTGCTCTAAGGCATCAATAGTAATAGTTGTAGTTGTTGCAGCGACAACACGACCACCTCTTCTAGCTCCTGCTCTTACTGGATCGTTTATTTCAATAACAGCACCAGGTCTGACAACAACTCCAGAATCTATTGAAGTTGAAAAAGTAACAGTTTCACTTTCATTTTGTTCAGCAAAAAGTATTGCACGACCTAATCTGGCAGCTTGATTACGGGAGGTACACGCAAATGCTTTCACTTGCTTAACAATTGTGCCTAGCTTACTTATGGCGGTGCTATCTTCTACGACCTCAAAATCCACTTCCTTTGAATCCATATTGAAATAGCTAACAGAAACAACAGAATGACGTTGCTTTAAACTACTTCCCTGATATGTAAACCCTTCCTCTCCTACATTAGCTAAGTTAAATAAATAGCTTGCTGTAGTTTCTTTATCTTGAGATATGGTTATAGAACCAGCAGACCATATTGGCATACATCTCATAACACCAGCTAAATCATTTATTGCTGCAAATGCTTCTTTAGGACTTTGAATATTTACATTACAACTAAACCTTGCCTCTTTTGCACCTGATCCTGTTCCATCATCAACTTCTGTATTTGCATATTTACTTGCAGCTACAAAACTAAATAAATCTAAATTACTGTCAGTAACATGATCTCCCAAACCGTACCTAGTGTTTGTGAGCAAATCGAGCAAGCACATCGAAGGGCAGTTGGTGTAAACAGCAGCACCCATAACTCCATTGAATATGTAGCCATCTGGGTACACTATCCTGCCCGTAGCATTGTCCACACTTGGAGTACCAGAGCTAGATGCTCCTGCTCCTGGTATTCTTACTTTTATACCTCTAATACGATATTTTCTTGTAGGAATACGATTGAACTGTTTACTATCTAAACGAAGAGCAACATAAGCACTATTAGCATAAGTTGAACTGTTATCTATAACTTCTTGAATACTGGTAAATTGAAAAGCATTTACTCTTGCTGCATCTGTACTATCTGCGGTAACTCGAACAACTCTTACATCAACAGGAAAATCACCAGTGACATTTATTCTATGATCTCTAGCATAAGCATCTGCTGTTCTACCACTAACTGATTGACTAAGAACATCTGTAAATCCACCAGAATTATATTGAACCTGTATTTTATATTCGACAGTATCTCCTCTAATATCTCCATCATCTTCAGCAACCTGTATTTGAGGCCAAGTTAAAGTAACAATAATTGCATCTACATCTGTATTAGTAATTTGTCTAGTGACAGGAGCAGATGTAGTCACAGTAACTCCAACAGCAGTAGGTGATCTGCTTTCAGCAGGAATACCACTCATGGCAGTTTGGTTTGACGTTCCAAACTTTGATTTAAAAGTTACATCTTGAAAATTAAAGTCAGTATCAGCAGGATTAGCACTTGTAGCTGTTGAATTTAATATCGGAGTGTCATCAAGAAATACATCTTTTAAACTTGCATTGTCATAAGCAGTTGTTCCTTTTGTAAGTCCTTCTTTTGATGCACTCGCAAAACCTTCTATTTCACCTTCAGATATCAAATCTTGAACAGTAGCAAAACTTCTACTATGTAAAGTATCAGGAGCACGATAAGGAGGTGGGGGTGGTTTTGGTGGACCTCCAGATCCTCTAATAAGTTTAGTTTCGTCTGTCATGCTTCTACCTGATTAGTATCAACTGCTGCACTTATTACAACACTTCCTGTAATTATTTCACCATATACTATTGGCACAGGTGTACCAGCCCTTGATGTGTTTTGTACTCCACTAAAGTTAAAAGATAATTGTGGATCTTCTTCTGAATTAAACTTTTGAGGTTCTGGTAATGGAAATAATAAATCGGATACTCCTTGTAAGACTAAAGAAGCACCAACATATACTAAACCTTTAGCTAATTTACCTGCTTGTGCAAAACCAAATCCTGTTGATATACCTTCTTTAAAAAGCAATCCATTAGGAACAAAAAATGCAGCACCTATTAATGCAGCACCTAATAATATTTTTCCCATTCCTCTACCAGCACCAGTTATTGCTGGAATAAAATGTATATCTTCATGTCCTACAGGATAACTTAATTCACTTTCATCAATATCATAATTACCAACTTTTACCTGATAATATTTAGGACTCATAAAGGGTTCTACTTCTGGAAAATTATGTATTAAAAAACTTACAGCTTGTGAAACACTATTTACTTTTATCTCGAACTCTTTATGCCCGATAAATTCTGCTAACTGTCCATATAATTTTAATTTACGAAGCATAGCGATACCTCTTTCCTGTACATTTTAATAACCATTCAGAGTAAGGCTCTCTACAAGATAGTCTATCGGTTAAATGATGAATAACATCACCTTCAAAAAATAATGC